GAAAGGGTGTGGGAGGCATTGTGCGGGAAGAGGACCAAACAACTAGTAGCCTTGGCTGTATTATTTGTTCTAATGTTTATTGGTGTATGTTTTTTGGTGAAAGCCAATCAAGCAAAGGAATTTGAGAAAAACGATTATGGGGTGTTTTTAAATGCGGACGCCTCATCTTTGGAACGATTTAAAATGTATGAAACGATTGTAATTGATGCACAGTATTTTACAAAAAGGGATATTGAATTGCTCCATCAAAATGGAACAGTCGTATATACATATCTAAATATTGGGTCGATTGAAAACTTCAGGGAGTACTATACAACCTATGCGGAACTGGCAATCGGTGAGTATGAGCACTGGGAGGAAGAAGAATGGGTAGATGTAGCAAACCCAGACTGGCAGAAATTTATAGGACAGCTTTCTCAGGAACTATATGAAAAAGGTGTTGACGGATTCTTTATAGATAATTGTGATGTATATTATTACGATCCGCACGAGAGTATTTTTGAAGGCATTACAGCGATTCTACAAAACATGATGACGTTTGGAAAAGCAGTCATCATCAACGGTGGAGATACTTATGTGGCGGAATATAGGGAACGCTATGGGGCGATTGATCAGATTATGACAGGTGTAAATCAGGAATCAGTATGGAGCAGTATTGATTTTGATAGCGGAACTTTTGGTGAACAAACGAGCGAGACGAGAGATTATTTCTGCAAATATTTGGAAACGTGCAAGGCGGATGGGCTGGAAGTATATCTGTTGGAATATACAACTAATCAAAAACTGATTCGAAAAATAAAAGAATACTGCAAGGAGCAAGATTTCCATTTTTATATTTCCAATTCCCTTGAACTTAGATAATGAGTGTTGAGAAATACGAAAAAGATGAGCAAATTAAGTTTCGTCACTTCATTCCGTCAAGGTGGCTACACCCCCTTGCGCCGCTAATGCGGCTATCCCCTTTGGACTTGTCGTCCGCAAACAGCATAAAATGCTGTTCGCCGCCAGCAAGTTTGAAAAAGAAACATAAAGCTTTGGAGGTGCTTATTTGAATGAAAAAGTTGATAGCATTATTTCTATCACTGGTCTTTGTATTGGCATTAGTGGGTTGCGGAAAAGCAGAACCGAGCAATTTAAGAGTATACTCGTTTAGTGGGGCTGATGGACAGTTTTCTGTAACAAACGGGGTAATCGTTTTGGATGATACGGTGAGAATATTTAATGGCGGAAATCTGAAAGTTACAGAAGGTTCTTTCTCCAACATTGCATCCTACACCGCAACTTTTTATATCGTGGAAAATGATGAAAAGAAAGTTATTCTTTCTAACAGTGCAACCGATACAACGGGGAGTTCCGTTAGTTTTGAGGGTGATTTAGGTCAAATATCCGGAGACGGTGCGCTTACCGCTTCTACGGTGTGGGGCAACATCAAGAGCTTCCTCTCGACCACTTGGGACGGTATAAAGTCTACGGCAAGTACCGTTTGGAACAACATGAAAACCACCATTTCTACGGCGTGGGATAATGTTAAGACCAACACCTCGACCGCATGGACGAACATCAAAACTTCGCTCTCGACCACTTGGACGAATGTCAAAACACTCGCAAGTACGACTTGGAGCAACCTGAAATCCACTATCAGTACGGCATGGGGGAATATCAGCACTGATACCTCGACAAAGTGGAACAACATCAAGTCCTCGCTTTCTACGGCTTGGAACTCGGTGAAATCTACCGCAAGCTCTGTGTTCAACAACATCAAGACATCCATTGCGAATGTATGGAACAATGTCAAGACCAATACGAACACGGTATGGGGTGGTCTCAAAACGACCCTCTCGACCACTTGGGGTAACATCAAGTCTACGGCAGTTACGGCATTCTCTTCGATGAAGAGCAGCATTTGTACCGTGTGGGACAATCTGAAATCGCATATCTCTAACGCCGTAAGCTCTATCACGGGGTTTGTGGATAACATGAAAAGCATTGTCTCTTCCGGCATAAGTGCGGTTAAGGGGTTGTTCGACAGTGCGGTATCTGCCGCTAAGAGTGCTATCAGCAAAGTATCGGAAACCCTGTCGAGCATCGGAAGCTCCGTGTCGAACGCCGTTTCAAGCGCAGCTTCTTGGGTTGGCAGTAAGCTCGGCTTTGCATCGGGCGGTTTCCCGGAAGTCGGTCAACTCTTCATTGCCCGTGAAGCGGGTGCGGAAATGGTCGGCAGCATCGGCGGTCGTACCGCTGTTGCAAACAACGACCAAATCGTAGAGGGTATCTATCAGGGTGTCCTTGCCGCTATGAGAGCTTCTGACGGTGGTAACGGGGGTAACTTTGATGTCCGGGTATATCTCGATGGCAAGCAGATAACCGCAGCCGTAGAGAAGCGGCAGAGAGAGCGTGGCGCAACTATTTATCCGGGAGGTGTTCTCAATGGCATTTAGAGCATTGGTTACTGTTGGGAGCTATCCCTTTCCTGAGCCGTCTGCCTACTCCGGCAACACAGCAACACTCGTAGATTCTGCCCGTAACCTCGAAGGAGTTGTCATCGGGTCTGTCATTCGAGACGATGTTGCCAAAGTCGAGATGTTTTGGCGGTATTTGACCGTTGAGCAATGGGCGGCAATCAATAAGTGCTTCAAGCAGTCTGCCGGGGGTAAGTTCTACAACACGGTAACATTCTTCGACCAAAGTGCCGGAGGGTGGGTCACAAAGACAATGTATGTCAGCGACAGAAGTGCCGGGATGTGGAGACGAGACCCGGAAAATGGAGACATCCTCGGTTGGACTGAGTGCAAGCTCTCTCTCGTGGAGGTGTAAATATGCAGAATGTTTCGGATGCTTGGAAAGCTGTTCAAAAGCAGCAGCTTGTCAATGAGAGCTATGTCGAAATCTCTTTTGACATAGCCGACCCGGATGCTCTTGCGGATGCAACCTCCAAAGACAACGGTGCAATCTATATCGCAGACACAGCGCAGATTGTAAGCGAGGTCGATAAGGACATCGTACCTTATGGGACATTAGAGGAAAACCTTTGGCTACTTGATGGTAGCCGAAGGTTTATCCCCGAATCAAATTATGGGGACAACGGCTATATCGGCAATCTTCTTTCCGAAGAGGACGGTAGCTTTGACCGAGTGCCTTTCGTGGATATTGACTTCACAGAGGTGCATGAGCCTATCATCCCCGGTATCACCATCACATGGGGTATTGCCTATAACGAATATGCCGAAGTATTCAAGGTTACGGCGTATAACGGCTCGACCGTGGTTGCCGAGTGCAAGGTCGAGGATAATGCTTCTGTCAAATCGGTTGTCGAGTTTGACATCGAGACCTATGACAGCATCCGCATTGAAATCCTCAAATGGTGTCTCCCTCATCATCGACCGAGAATCGCCGAGATTTTTGTTGGGGTCAACAAGGTTTACGGAAAATCGGACATCACCGGGTATGAGCATGAGCAGGACATCAACCCGATAGGCGCAACCACCCCTGTAAACAAGATGGGCTTTTCTATCGACAACAGTAACAACATCTATGACCCGAACAACATGACAGGTCTCTCGAAGTACCTCATGGAGCGACAGGAAATGCGTGTCAAGTACGGGCTGAAATTGAATGACGGTACTATCGAGTACATACCTGCCGGGGTGTTTTATCTCTCCGAATGGGAAGCTCCTCAGAATGGTATCGAAGCAAGGTTTACGGCACGAGACCTCTTGGAGTTTATGCAAAAGACCTATACCAAAGGGCTTTACAAGTCTACCGGGGCAACTCTCTATGACCTTGCAATCAGCGTTCTTACCGAAGCCAATCTTCCGCTCAATGATGATGGAAGTAGAAAATGGCTTGTAAGCGATACGCTGAAATCCATTACGACAACCGCTCCTTTGCCGCTCAGACCCTTAGCGGAATGTTTGCAGTACATCGCTCAGGCAGGATGTTGTGTCATCTATTGCGACAGAGCGGGAGTGCTGCATATCGAGCCTATCTCGACAACGGAACAGGATTATGCTCTCACGCACTTCAATCTCCTGTCCCGCCCGGAAATCTCACTGCAAAAGCCGCTTATGGCGGTCAGCACGAAAGTTTACAACTACTTCGCAGACGAGACGGGGAAAGAATTATTCGGCGGAAAAGTGACGGTCAACGGTACAAAGGAAGTGGTTGTAACCTATTCACAGAGTGCCGTCAACGCAACGGCAATCGTTACGGGAGGAACTTTGGTCTCCGCAACCTACTACACCAATACCTGTCATCTTAAAATCACAGGCAGCGGCGAAGTGACAATCCGTGTTACCGGGGACTTTCTCAAAAGCTCCGATTCCAATTATATTGTCGATGCTGAGGAAAACGGCGAAACTCAGACGGTTGATAATCCGCTCATCACCTCTACCGCAGTTGCAGCAACAGTAAGCGCATGGGTCAAGGCTTGGCTGAGTCACCGAAAAATCATGAAGATGGATGGTTGGAGAGCCGACCCTCGGCTCGATGCTGCCGACATCATCACCGCTGAAAACAAGTTTGGTACTGAGTCAGTGCGTATGACCTCGGTCAAGTACTCGTTTACAGGTGCTTTCAGAGGAACAGGCGAAGGGAGGGTTGTGTAATGACAGTATGGATTGAGCCTGTTTATGACAGGACGGATGAAGATGTTGCTTTCGCTCAGGAGCAGATTCAGAAATGGATTGATGCAAAGCTGTCAGGCAACCCGGTTGAAACTTACGAACTGAAAGGATGCTTCAATCTCACGGACATTAACCGTATTGAAGGAGATATTCAGTATATCAGCGACAGGCTTGATGAGTTGCACTATCCCCCCGGAACATCTTGTAAGGTGTGGGAACGAAGCGGTCTGCCTACGGCACGAGATGTCAAACGCATTCTCTCCAATGTCAGACTCATCGTTGCCGCTTATCATCAACAGGCAGATGCTCCCGATGTCCCCGAAGATATGAGTACCTTCTCGGACATCAATGCCGTTGAGAAAAACCTATATGCAATCAAGCAGCTTCTCGACTCGATGATTGATGGATTCCAAAAAAGCGGAATGTTCAAGTCCGGGGCGATGAGGATGCTACCTATCAGGAGGTGAAAGCCGTATGGCGTATGTATCAAGAGAAATCAAAGACCGTGTGGCTATTGGAGACAACTGTTTCTATATGGAGGAGTTAGAAGATGGGCGTATTATGCTTACCCCCGCTCCCGACTCCATTACGGAGGCAGGAACGGACATCAACAAAGCTCTGCTTCAACCCATTGAGGATAGAGTTGTATGGCTGATGAATCGTGTTTTCGATGACATCACAAGCAATCCTTTTATGATGAGTTTCGGAGACCTCACGGGCATTGCCGTTACAGGCGTATGGAACAAGTCGCTGAGCAGAATCGAGTGTTAAGATGGCAGTAAATACTTCGCATCGTAAAGAGCCGACCGAAATGAATGTCATCACCAAAGCAAAGGATGTATTCAAGCATAGCCGTCTGATGATAAAGACCGACAAGCATTTTCCGAAGAAAGAACGCTTTATGATGGTGAAAGACATCTACGAGCTGTCGAAGGAAATTGTCACAAAGCTCATCGCAGCAAACGACTATATGCTGAATGACGAGGAGCAACGGAGTCTCCGGCTGAGGTATCAGCTTGAAGCTGTTACCGCTTGTAAGAATCTGCTGTTCCTTGTAGAGCAAGCGTATGAGGAAAGCTATATCAGCAGCGGGAGTTGTGTCTATTGGACTCAGCTTATCAGCGATGTAAAGAATATGACCTTAGCTTGGCACAAGAAGGATAAGCAACGGTAAACACATTGGGGTGTGCCTTGTCGCTTGAACGCCTAACTACTCGAACGCCAACAACGCTCGGAATGTCAACTCGGATGGTAGTTTGAACAACAACAATGCTTACAATGGTAACAATGGCGTTCGTCCCGATTTGATGGATAATCGAGTCTGAGTAACCTTTACGGTGAAAACAGTGACCCATCATCAAAGGAAGGTGCATCCCTTCTTCCACAAGGGAGATAAACACATGAATGTCGATGCAAGGGCTTTGGTCTTACCAACGCACAAGCTATATACGGCGTGGAATTATTATGTATTACGAGAGAATCTACGGATTTGATAACTTACACAAAGCGTTTAAGTTGGCTCGCAGAGGTAAGCGGTGGAAACCCGCTACGGCTCGATTTGAAGTGAATCTCTTAGAGAATCTGCTCCGTCTGAGCCGAGAATTACAGGATAAGACTTATGAGCTTTCTGAGTATCACACTTTCAAAGTTTATGAGCCAAAGGAACGAGATGTCATGTCAAACTCTTTTCGAGACAAGGTGGTACAGCATTCATTATGTCTGCAACAACGGTTTCGATGCTTCTCCCACTTGGGAAGATGCTACGACTTCCGTAACGGGCGGTCTCGTTCA